GGTGGGGGCCGTTCCCACCTGGATCACCAGAATTGTGGTTGCTCTGGGCGCAAAGGTTGTAACCAGGTAATTTGGCTGATTGGTGGTAGCGGTGTAACATTCAATCGCAATGAAAATTTCATCACGCGCCCGTAGCTCAACGGATAG